TCCGAATCCTAAAAACTTGTAATTATAGCTTCCACGTCTGTACATGAACCAGTTCGTGAACAAATTCATCCAAGTGTCTATTGCATCATTTGATGGTGCACCTTCATATAGCTGCGATGGTACATAGGTGTAAACTAAACCTTCATTACCCATGTCAGCAGTTCCTACTGAAAAGTAACGCGTCAACATCTGCTTGACTGACACTGAATATTCTGGATTGCAGAGTTTTTCTACCACAAGGTATTTTGCTGGAATGAGCGAAGGAAAGTCTTCTTGAAATACTTTCACAATATCGTGCTCAGGTCCGTCTCCCTGTGCTATAAAAGTCCCTGCTGGTGCTTTCACGCTGTTCGAAATCACACGTGAATAGCTTGCCCCATTTGGTCGGACAATTGGCATGCAAAACTGCATGTCTTTGTCTCCTGCGATCCAAGAGCTAACATACACAGTACTATCTCCTGTGGTGTTGCCCTGAACGACCGGATTCACAATGCTGATCGCAATTGCTCCGTTTTCGTTAGCGGTATTGGTATTCCATGGATCATCTATATCCCTCAAAAATTCCTCCTGAAAATAAGGCACACTGAATTTAATCATTGTTGGTCCTTGAATTTGCCAGGTTCTACTTACAAAGTCTCCTGCTCCGTTAGTAAAATTTCCCGGAATTTCTGGGAATGTTGGATGCCATGAAGCTCGCACTTCAGCTCTCATCATCATGGGGCAAACCACAAATATGAGATACTTGATTGTACCCCTCCACTTCTTGTGGGGGTACGCCACCGTCGCTAGCGGTGTAAGATACGCTCTGTTTTCTGTTCCCACAGAGGTATCAAGATAATTTGCACAGGTAATTGGTCTTACCCTGTACGTCTTTATGATGGCGCCACTAACTGACGTCCCATCAAAGGTCCATAGATCAAATAGACCTGGAAGCATTCCTAGGTAGGCAATACTATCTACAATGTCACTGCATCCAAAGATTGCATGGTCATTTGCCACCATGGCTTCATCCGGAGCGTATGTCAGTGTGAGAGCATTGTCAAGTCCTGTTGAATTCGCAAGAGGAGTCGTTACTCGATTAAAATATGGGTCTACAGATTGTGTTGAAATAGGATTTGAATATCCCATCTTCTTTGCGAATCTTGCCAAACCCTTAAGTCCCATCGCGACTGCCCCCGCTCCTGCTGCCAGAGTAGGGTTGGACAGTGTTCCTGAAAACACATTGACCGCCACTCCTGCCATTGCATTCAATCCAGAACTAATCACCCCGGATTTGCTTCTAGAATGTTGTTCTGCTTTCATACTCTTTCCTTGTGCTGTTAACATTCCATGTGCTCGCAAGGAAGGTGCTGCAACTTCAGCTCCTTCAAAATTAGCCCAAATTGCAATCGGGATTGTAGGGCTGGTGACAGATCCTACCAGCACCAATGGGTGCATCACCATGATCTGGAGATAGCCCATATGCCCTTTCCCATCTCCAAGCTGTTCATCAGTCCAATACAACTTGTTATATGTCCAGGGAATTTCTATTCTCACTCTCCTTGGATCTCCCGCTGTCAACACGACTGGATTGCATGTCGCTGCTGTCCAGATATTTGACATCTTAGCAGAACTATAGCTTGCTGGTACATTAGTGATCAGTAGTGCTCCTCCATAAAATGGGTTTCCAGAAAGCCCTATTTCTACCACTACCTTTCTTGCCTTGAAGAAATGGAACCGAGAGAGTTTTTCTTGCTGATTTGGAATTGCATTTAATATTGCATCAGGAAAAGCATATGTTGCCAGAATTGCTCCCTGGGCTGAGGATCCAGACCAGTTTATGGCCCCAATCTGATATTTCCTCTCAAAGATCGAGCCAATATTTTCAGAGTCCAGTGCATTTGAGATCTTGTCCCAGGGTTGGAACCTTGAACCGGCATCAATAATGGTATCCGGGCTTAGCATGCTCGACACTGATGTCAATGCTTGCCTGTCTGTCATCTCGTCTGTAATAACAGTCTCCGTCTCTGCCTTCGTCATATTGTCACCATGAGCATACAACATCGTTTTTGCCAGGCTACCCAATGATGCCTTTCCCCTAAGAATGAAATCAGAAGTCATGTCCTTGTCAAAGTCTTCTTCCAACTTTCTCTGAGCTGCTGCCAACTGATGTTGAATTATTGTTGCGTCATCCATTCCCCAAGCCTTGGACCAGGCTGTGTAGACAGGCAAGAGAGGACTCGAAAGCTCTTTATGCACCTCGAGCAAACTCTTTTGAGCTTTCTCCACTGTGTTCGACATCAGATCAAAGAACTGATCTGGAGAATACAGAATGGTTTGCCTCCCATTCAACATTCTTTTCTCCTCACAAAGAATTTCCGGATTCCTTTCTGGATTACCATGATAACAGCAGAGGGTTTCAATGCCCTGAACATCCCTATCTTGCTTCTCAATCATTTGATATTTAAAACGCCTCCCTGTCATGTGGCTAGTGATATCAAATGCCATCCAAATTGCATCTTCCCTCCTGCAATTCTCCATAATTCTGCGGGCCTCCTTATTCTCTTCCAGATGTCCTCCCATGTACAATTTCCAATTTGTTTCAAGAGCCTTGATCATTACTCTGAGATGATATGGATTTCCTTTTGTACTTGAGAGCCTTGGTGCCAATCCTTGCAGGTTCCGGGCTCGATAGACATCCCAGGCATTGATTATTCCATACATTTCTTCATAGAAATCTGCCGTTTCTTCCACAAAAGGGTGCAGTCTCATGTGCTTGGAAACTGCTAATTGGGCTCCCCTCAGGTTTGCTCTATCTTTCTCAATAAACCACCGGTACATCCCTTTCCAGTCCCAGCTGTCATTCCAGAATGTTCTATTCCACATCCTTCTCTCTTCTTGTTGCCTTGCTTCCTCTCCAAGTCTCGAATCTGGAAAATGCTCTATCACCTTCTTATTCCTCTCTTCCTCTGCTTCTTGTGTTTCTCCTCTCCACAATGCAAATACAAATGGTTGAATCGGCAGTTCCACTTCTTCTGCCCACCATTTTTTATACATTCCAGGAGTTACAGCATTGTACATTGCCTTGCATGTCCTCATAATTCGTATCACATCTTCTCCTTCCATGAACGAAAATATGTATCCCCACACTCCTGACATGCCCGAGACAGAATCCCCTCCTTGGGCTTCCAGTTTGTGAACTTTCTCCAAAAGGTTTCCTGCTTTTTCATCGCCCTTCAACGACATATCTTTCAAATACTTCAAGAGTTCCGCCATATCCGGCTGAGGAACCCCCACTTTCTTCACATTAAGGTTGTCACATGTTATCATCTTTTCCTGTTTCTTCACAAGTGAAGGTTTGAACACAACGTCTTCTCCCTTAATCAGATCCAGGTTTTTCAGTGCAGTCAACATGCAGGCTTCTTCAGCATCAACCTTCTTGTCAGAATCTGCCTTGAACTTAGCACCAAACAACTCACATGAAGCAAACCACTGTCCTCCTTCATTCCAATGAACAAATACGGGCTTGAAGTTGTACAAATTGTAAAATTTCTGCCTCCATGTCCATTTTTCTTCGTCTCCATACTTGCCCTTCTTCCCTTGGGCAATTAGCTTCTTCAATGCCTCGTTAATTTGAGCGTAGGATTGCTTTCTCTCCCTGTCTAGAAGCTTGAGCCGAAGTTTGTCCCTAGTGTTCACAATTACTCTCATTCCCTTTAGCGCCGTCTCATCATCAATTGACTGCTTCAATGATTCCACCATCTCAGCTACCTCGGGTCTTCCATCCCTGATAGCCAATTTGTCCAAGTTCTCTTTCACTTCTACCACATCAGATCTCCCTTGAGCCATCAGGCCGGCCTCAAGCATTACACTGTCTATCTGCTCGTCGTGTAATCCTTGTTCCGATCTGAACTGCCTCATCAAATCTGAATAGCATAAGAGCACGGGTCTTGCTCCTTTCTTTAAGAGAAGTTTGTTCAATTGGTCCATCTTTCGGTAGAACTTCTCAGGGCCTTTATGAAAGTATTCAAAAAGAACACACCGCACTAGCTCTTCTGCCGCCTTGAATTTGTCCATCTTGACTGTTTGCCAATTCAAAATCTCGTCCAAGTCTACATCTTCCATTGGAGCTAGTACTTCTCCTTCAACGGCCGTTGTGTCGAATCTTCTCTTCAGAAATGTAACATTGCCAATTGATCTGTGATCATACATCTTTCCATCTTTCCTCTCACTGGTATAGGTGTATCCAATTCTTGCTGCTTCCGCGCACCACATCTCGAACGTGAACCATTCCATCATTGTTCCCAGTGACAATATGAAATCATCGCCTCCGGAAGCTCTTCTAGTCATGTCCCATATGGCCGCAGGTGTAAACATTCTCATTCCATGAGAATCCTTCACAAATTCCAGAATTTCTTTTGGAGCCCATTTCTCTTGTCTCTGATTCATTAAGAAAACAATTTTCCTAAATCTATCTTCCACCTCCTCCTTATCAACGAAAGTTCGTCGATCTTGATCCCAGTAAAGTTTGGC